AACGTAGATTTTGATGACGAAGAAACTTTTGCAAAGAAAGTTGCTCAGTTAAAAGAATCTTACTTCGCTAAGACAGCAAAAACCCAAGAAGAAATCATTGAAGACGATGATGCTCCAATAATGCAAACATCAGGTTCAATGGATTCTTATCTTAACGCAATAAAGAAAACTGCAAATAAATAGGGAGTCCTAAATGACAGTATCATACGATAGATTGATCGAAAAGTGGGCACCAGTATTGAACGAAGAGTCAGCTGGTACTATCACCGATCATCATAAGAAAGCCGTTACTGCAGCAGTACTTGAGAATCAAGAGATCGCTCTTAGAGAAGAAGGAATGATTACTGAAGCCGCTCCAGCAAACGCAACATCATCTGTATCAAATTGGAATCCAGTATTGATCGCACTCGTAAGACGAGCTATGCCAAACTTAATGGCATACGACATCTGTGGTGTGCAGCCAATGTCTGGTCCAACAGGCTTAATCTTCGCGATGAAGTCAAGATATGGCGGTGGTTCAACATCTAATAGAGAAGCACTATTCAACGAAGCTGAGACTCAGTTTTCTGGTGACAGTGCTGGTACTCACGACTCTGATAATGCATCAGGTCTTAACGTAACAAACTTAGACTCAGACTCAACAGCTGATGATGCAAGACTTACAAACATCATGGCTGGTGGTATGACTACAAACGAAGCTGAAAAGTTAGGTTCATCTGGAGAAACTTCATTCAGAGAAATGGGTTTCACTATTGAGAAAGCAACTGTGACTGCTAAGTCAAGAGCATTAAAAGCTGAATACAGCTTAGAATTAGCTCAAGACCTTAAAGCTATTCATGGTCTAGACGCTGAGACAGAATTGGCAAACATCTTGTCAACAGAAATCTTAGCTGAAATCAATAGAGAAGTTATTAGAACTATTAACTCTCAAGCTAAAACTGGCGCACTTCAAAAGAACACTGCGGTAAACGGTATCTTCAATATTCAGACAGATGCAGACGGCAGATGGTCAGTCGAGAAGTTCAAAGGTTTGATTCTTCAAATCGAAAGAGAGTCAAATATCATTGCTAAAGAGACACGTAGAGGTAAAGGAAACTTCCTCGTATGTTCATCTGATGTAGCATCTGCATTAGCTGCAGCTGGTATGATGGATTACACACCTGCAATGGCAACTAACTTAAATGTTGATGACACAGGTAATACTTTTGCCGGTACTATAAACGGCAGAATGAGAGTATACATCGATCCGTATGCAAATACAGACTACGCAACAGTAGGTTATAAGGGTACTAACCCATATGATGCTGGTCTTTTCTACTGTCCATACGTTCCATTAACAATGGTACGTGCAGTTGGAGAAGATACATTCCAACCAAAAATTGGTTTTAAAACCAGATATGGAATGGCATCAAACCCATACGTAGGTGCTACACCTGCTAATGGCCTAGCCGCTGTTAAGACTAATCAGTACTACAGAATATTCAGAGTTGACAATATTCTAGGTGCATAAGTCTTAGTACTTAATATTAAAGAGAGGAGCTTCGGCTCCTCTTTTTTTCGTATAAATAGAATTATTATAGGAGATAGCAATGCCAGTAACAGTAGTAACAACATTTTATAAAACTGATGCGTCTATCGAAGATTACGCTAATCCTGAAGTTAAAAAAGTTTTAGATGATTATGAGAGTTCTAATAAAATAACCGAGCGTAAAACTAGTAGATCTGAAAATGGATTAGTACAAGAGCGAACTAGAGTATTTGCCGACCAAGAAAGTTATGATGCGTTTAGACTTGAAACTGCAGTTGTTAACAATAAAGCGATTAGAGATAAATGGCAGGCGGATAACAACGTAAGAATGGACCGTTCGGTCGTTGCAAAATAAATGGACGTATTCTTATTAACATTATTTGTGTTCATGTCATTCATAGCTTCAAGTTTGTCATTAGCGTCCATGCTTAATAGACCGATAAAAGGTAGCTGTGGTGGAATAAATTGTAGGTGTAAAAATGGCACTAACTAGTAACTTTAACTATTTACAACCTACGGGTTTTAAGTTAGTTATAGATAGAAAAAATTATCCTAACTTAGAGTTTTTTGTACAAGACTTTACACATGCTGGTGTCATAATGAATACCGCAGACTTAGGATATAAAAAGATTGCAGCAATACCATTTATTGGTGATAAACTCACATATAATGAAATGTTGGCAAATATTATTTTAGATGAAGACATGAAGTCTTATACAGAAATGCATAACTGGATGAGACGTAACTTAGATCGAGATAACGTAACACCACTCGACAGATTTAAAAATGCAACACAAAGACCACCATCACAATCCGATATTACACTATCAATATTGAACAGTGCTAATAACGCAATTGCGCAGATTATATATAGAGATAGTATACCAGTAGCATTGACCGATATACAATTTCAAGCCACCAGCGGTGCAGAATCATTCTTAACATTTGGTGCATCATTTAGATTTACTTACTTTGATATTAAAACATTCAATGCAACAACTGGAGCAATCGAAGATTCGTTTGATGTGACTGGCACCACTGGCTAACATATATTATTGGAGACCTAATTGGAATTTACATATTATGATCAAACAGTTGACCTTTTACCTGAAAAATATTTAGAACTTTGGCGACCTAGGATTGTCGTTAGCGTATCAGGAGGATTAGACTCTGCTGCGTTATTATGGTTATTGTGCACATACTTTCCAGATATTGAAAAGCATATATTCACGGGAGATGACGCAAATCACCCGGCAGATGCTTGTTGTGCTGAAGACGTAGTTAATTACATAAAGAAACAAATACCTAACCATAATATAAAGTCTCATGATTTTGTGGTGTTCGATGATATGGATCTTGAAATATTAGAAGAAGTTAAATTACTCGTTGAACAAAATCCTGAACAATATAGAAAACAATTTCCTTACATAGAAAGAGACAAGGAAAGAAGAGAGCAAGGCCTTCCACCTCATAGATATACAGATGAAGAAATGTTTTTAGGTAAAATAGCGAAACCGTTATTGAATCGTAGAAACATGACACGTATAATGGAAAAGCATAACTGTCCAATCTACTTATCTGGTATGACAATGAATCCACCTAATGATGAAATGAAACGCTTAGGTTTTTATAATATTGCCGAAACGAAAAGAAATGAAGATTGTGTTGATCAGCGAATAAAAGTTGCAGTTCATCGAAGAGGAGGAATAGCTTATCAACCTTTTTGCAGAGTTAATAAACTATTTGTTAAAGGAGTGTTTGAGGCACACGGTATACTAGAAGAAATATTTCCTCTAACTGGCTCTTGTACTGGTGGAGCAAATGTAACTAAATTGTGGACGGAACCTTGCATGAAATGTTTTTGGTGTCAAGAAAAACATTGGGCATTTGGAAAGTATTAATGGAAGACTTAAAAGAATTAAATATGTTAATCGACTATGTTGGTCATCCAGCAATGAATGATGATTATTTAAACAAAAAAAGATTAGATACTCTTAATATGCTTATCAGAACTAACAGACATGTTGTGATTGTTAATATTGGCAGTATACATCACACTGGAAAAGATGGTTGGGATCATTTTACAAGATACGGTGAAATGTTTAAAGAGATTAAACGTATTGCGTTAAAAAGATCAAATGTAACTTGGATTGATGTTAAAGACGATGTAAGTATTCCAGAATTAAGCGAAATACTTAATAAATATAATTATACCATTACACCATCAACCGAAATAAATATAAGTGGAACAAACTTATCGGGTTGTGTTATGAGTAACAAACAAACTTCGGTTACAAACTTTGCAGAACTTGGATTTAAAGTTAACATTATTCTTCCTATGTGTGCTGAAGGAGAAAACACTGGAGTTAATGATTTAGAAAAAATGATGAAAGCAATTACTCATATGTATAGTCATTTAAAAAAGAGAAAACTAATAGATAACGTAGATTTAAAATGGCCATATCTAAAAACATAAGACAACAGATTGAAGATGATGACATATACTTTTGTCATATGCCGTGGACTATGGTTTACAGCGAAATAAATGGTGCGTGGCAAACGTGTTGTCATGCTAAAAATTCTGGTATGTCTTTAAAAACTACTACACCTGAACAATGGATGCAATCTGATTTTCAAAACAAGTTACGCAATGAAATGTTGGACCCAAACTCTGATCACAAGTTAATTAACGAAATTTGCAGAAGATGCAAGGTAGAAGAAAAACAATATGGAGAATCTAGAAGATTACGAAAATTAAGAAGCATGAAAAGTAATCAAGAATATTACGACAATATAATGCAAGCAGTTGAAATGTACAAAGCTGCGGAACATTTTGATTTTCATGAAAGAATATTAGAAACTCAAGTAAAAGTTTTTGGAATGGAATGTAATTTAGATTGTCACATGTGTCCACCCGCTTATTCTACTACCAGACAAAAGACACAATTAAAAGATGGAATGTTACATGAAGAAATTTACGGTGATGCACAAAGGCATATAAGATCTACTCTAGCTACTGCACAAAATGTTAAGATTGACATGATGGAAAGTTTAAGGGAATTAGCTCCTTATACTCATTTTGTAAAAATCATTGGTGGTGAACCTTTAGTAATGAAAAAACAATTTGAGTATTTAAAGATACTGATTGACAGCGGTCATTCAAAGCACGTCACTATTAAATATCAAACCAACATGACAAAACTTGGAAACAAGAAACACAGAGTAATTGATTTTATTCCTCATTTTAAAAGATTCACATTTACCGCTTCTTTAGATAGTATGGGTGATGCTATAGAATACTGTCGTAGAAGAACAAAATGGGATGAGGTACTTCACAATATGGAAACAGTAAAACAATATGATAATGTTGTTGTCGATACAAACTCTACTATGGGTTTTCTAAGCATACTAAGATTCTATGAGTTTTTAGAATGGGCAGAAAATTATAAATATATAGATAGAGTACAAAGTGTTTATGCTTTAGAAAGACCACCGCATTTTCAAGTTAAAAATTTACCGCAAAAAATAAAAGATAATCTCATACCAAAATATGAGAACTGGCCGCATATTCAAAAAATGTTGATGCAGACGCACGATAAGTTCGGTGAACCAAAGGAACTTAAAAACACTTTTAATTATCTATTAGCACAGGACGATTATTATAGAGGAACAAAGTACGAAAAAAATTTATTTGAAGTTTTTCCTGAACTTGAAGAATTTTATGTTAGATAAATAGATTATGGAGACATTATGATTGATTTGAAACAAGTCCACGAAATGTGGCAACAAGATTGCGCTATTAATAATATGCAGCTAGATGAAACATCTAAGCAAACACCAAAATTACATTCAAAATACTTACAGTTATGGTCAACCGCAAAGCTTGAATTACGGCGTGCAGAGTTTGATCAGAAAAAATTATTGAAAGAAAAATGGTTATACTATAATGGTAAGATGGATCAGGAAACTTTAAAAGAAAAAGGTTGGGATCCGGATCCGTTTGAAGGTTTAAAGATACTTAAAGGCGAAATGGA